TTTGTGGACTTATGGAATTTACCATTGAGGAATGTGTACTCAATGTCCTGCCCAATTTTTGCCATCTTTGCGGCAACCTGAAAATCCTCTTCGGAAATCGGGTTCGCCTGCTGTCCTGCAATATTGATTCCACTTAATGTACCCATGTTAGACATTTTACCGTAGGAAGTGCCAACGGACTCCTGAAAAATCTGTGTAACATTAGTCTTCTGCTCTCTTGTAATTACTGAAGCTGCCGGTGCATTAAGAGAGTCTGCTTCTGAAATTTTAGGCTGACTTCCTGTTGCTGTCTCATATTCCTGCCCAGTTACAAATTCTGTGCTCGTCGAATATTTTCTTCTTCCACCAATCATTGTTGAGAATGGTGTCTTTGTGTTGCCCTTATTGAAGAGCATACCAGAATAATTAGGAGTGTTTCCACTCATTGCAAATACATCTGCCATAATTAAATATCTCCTTTACATTGTATTTAATGGTTTGTTACATTAGCTGCAGCCTGCTGGCGAATTAATGACGCCATAAGAGCCATATCACCGCTTGCCTGCGCATCTGCAATCTGTTTACTGTAATCAATAGTTGTCTGGTTTCCTGCCGGAGGAGTTGGCATATCTTTCAGCAAATCGGCTTTGATTGCTTTCTGTAATGCTTCCTCATGCTTTTTCTGTAAACGAAAAACAGTTTCCATATCGCCATCATAAAGAGCCTCGGCAATCTCCTTGGCATCTTTCTCCTCATATTTCAAAGCCAAATGCTGCTTTTCATACTCTGATACCTTGGATGCACGACGAAGGTTTTTTAATTCCTCTTCAATCTGTGCCTGCTTTTCAGCATCTTCAATCTGCTTCTGTTCCTGCTCGCTTGCTGCAGCTTTCCATTTCTTTTTATAGTCAGCCGCCTCTGAATTTGCTTTTTCCAGAAGAGTCTTCGGTACAAATCCGTCGTATTGACTCTTATCGACAAGCTCACGTTCTGCTAACGCCGCGTTAATGTCCTCAAAAGTCATGTCCTCTTTGTACGCATCACCTAATAATTCTTTCAAATCTGCCATAATATCCTCCTTGCGTTTGTTCAAGCGGTTCCCTCCGCATTAGTTTCCGTTTTAATGACTTGTCTTGTCTATTGCGTTTTTAAATAGCTTCCCTGCTATGTATATAAAAAGAGAGCCTATTTCTAAGCTCTCAAAATACCAATTATTCATCTGATACAGACACCTTAGATGGTTGGTCTGTAATATCGGGCTGCATCTTTTTATCAGAATTTGTTTTAGTTTTCTGATTAAATAAAATTTCATCGATTCTTTCAGCAGAATCCAATGCAACCTGTTGCGGGTCTGTAAATAAGCCAACTATCTCAATTGCTCGAAGTGGGTCAATTCCAACATTAATTAAAGTTGCCAGCGAATTACACTTAGTAGCCAAATCATAAGTGCGTGACCTTGAAAACTTGATTTCTATATCGGAAAGGTTCAATTCTGCAACATCGGAATCAACTTCATTACTCATTTTAAGGATGTTCAGGATAATTGCTGTTTCTCTTCGTTCAGCTTCCATCCAAATCTGTTCTTTTGACTTGGCATCTGTTTCGGCATCCATCCAACCGGTGGACATATTTGTTGCGCTTCCGGTGCTTCCGCCGGATAGTTCTGATCTATTTGGAATATGAGCAATCTTTTCAATCTTACGCTCCACATAATCAACAAGCGTCTGATTCTCTGATTGATTAAGCACACATTCAAGATATTTCAATGTTGCCGTTCTGCCTTGCTCGGATTTAGTGAGAATCAAGCCTTGTTTTCGAAGTTCTTTGTATTGTTCTGTATCGATTGCAACATTGTCTCCCCATAGAATGTTTTGAATATGCTGCGCAATATCATTAACACGGTCAGAATCAATGGTATTCAACGCATCCATAAGAGGAATAACCCTCTCAAAACATCCCATACGGTCATAATCATTGATATACTCAATAATCGGCACCATACCTACTGTGTTTGGTTTTTCCTCAAACCAATCTTCAAAGCCTTTTGTTATTCCCATTTCAATCTTGAAATAGGAAGTCTTGGTATAACACCCAAAAGTACAACTTCCATCCTTGTGTGGAAAGTACGAAACTCCAAGAATTGGGTCCCGATATGCATCATTGCTATAAACAACAAATGTGTTCATTGGGTTCAAATCCAAAATATCAAACACAGATACACCGGTTTTTATACGTTTTGGAAGAATCAGCCGATATCCAACACCGCAGGTCTTTACATCCTTTGCAAGCATCAAATCCTTTGCCGCTTTGCACTCTTCAACCATCATCTCATTGAGTGCCGCTACCCTTAAATCCTCTTTTTTGCTTTCCTCCGATGTGAACATTTTTTTTAAAAAAGAAAAAAGAGCATTCCTGCTCTTAATATCCTTTCTTGCTCTCTGGACATATGATATCGGAGAACCGAACTCATAACCAAGCTTAAATTCCAGTATTTCAGATGCCATGTTATCAACAACTTTCTCATTGATTTCCGGTCTAATCTGCTTTTCTCTATCAAGAATAGGCTGTCTACCTTTTACATATTCAAACAGATAAAGCATTTCAGCTCTATTTTGCTCGTGAATAGCGTATGCTTCTCCAAGAACTTCAAGAATATTCGTTTTATCAATTACTGTTTTATCACAAAATATCTGCTTTCTTCCGAAAAGCTCCACTAATTTCACCTCCAGATATTAAAAAAGAGCCATTGAAAACATTGTTCATGGCTCTCTTGATTCTTTCGACAATATCAATATATCATGAAAGTATGTCCTTTTTTTCCGCACTTTCATTTTTTATCCTTTATTAATATCCAAAAGATAAAAAAAATGTCTGCGCATCTCATAAAATGCCGATTTTCCAAGTGGCATACCCTCACAGGCAATCAGATATGTAACCGGGACCTCATAACATACAGACTTGATGATGTATTGGCTCAAATCCTCTCCTGCCTGTTCTGCAGTTTTTTCAATCAGCTGGCATTTTTCTTCCAATCCGATTCGCTTAATTGCCAGATTGCCGGTAGCATCCGCATTGTTATGTGTGATCGGCATATCTGTAATTTCAATGCTCTTAACCGTATCATTACTGAATTTCAACTGTTTTTTCCACTCCGGATATTGTTCACAGAATCCGCAAAGCTCTTTATATCTCTTTCCTGAGATTCCGTATTTTTCAAGATTTAGGTTTCTTTTATTCAAACTATCACGCTCCCTTTATATTCCAAGCTCGGCTCGGCTCATAATCTCAACCTTTGTCATGCCACCATCAAATAACTGGAACAGCTGCACCAAGCCATCCGGACTATCATCATGTTCATTTTTCCCAAGTTGAGTAAACATTCCAAGTTCTTCCATTGCAGCTCTATATTCTTCACTCTGTAACTCTGACTTAAGAAAATAAAATCTTTTCTTTATATCTGGCGCATATTGAATAATCTTTGCCATCTTGCTTATCTGGTTACTAGCTTTTGCCCAAGAAATATTGGTTTTAAAACCTTTATCTTTTAACTGGCGGTCAATATCTTCTGCGTATTCATCTCCACCATTATTGGCTTCGAATCTTTCCATATTCGGTTGATGTTGTAATGTTTTAGCCACAACAATAGGTTTTGTTGTATATTTATCTCCTTTATTAAAAATCCAATCAGGAATATATATTGGTCCATCATCAATACTTCCAAACAATTTTCCAAACGGCATTGACAAGCTATCATTTCCACCCCATGCGACATCACAGGCTGCTGCCGTAATACATTCTCCATCCGGAAGAACACCGTTATAGTAATTAAGCTCATCCAATGGGAAAAGCAAACCTTCACGCACGAATGGCATCTGCTGATATTTAGCCATCCATTCATTTCTATCCAACCTATCACGCATATTGCGATAGTATTCTGTAGAAAATCCAACGCCATAATCATATTGGAAGTTTGATTCATCTTTTTCATTAAGTGCCGGTATCTTTCTAAAACGATATCTTGGATTATTCTTATTTTCCGCTTCGACACGCCCTAATGGGTCTAACACATTCCATCGAGTTCCAACCATTAACTCTTTGGAACCATCATTTTTACGGTCAACAAGGACGTTCAAATAATCCTGATAGCGATTTTCAAGTCGGATAGGACTTAATGATTCAGTTCTGTCACGAACCATATCATCGACATACAAATATCCATCCGAACTAATATCAACCGCACCGGTCCATGTTCCATCAATTCCTCGGCATGTCAGTGTGGCAAAAGCTTCTGTTGGCGAATAAAACAATTCATTTTTTTCAGATGATTTATTTGCAAGGTCAATATCCGGGAATATCTCTTTGAACGTGTATTCCTCGTTTTCCGTCAGTTTTAATACATCCCGGTAAAACCTATCAGCAAGTATTCCAGAATGACCAGACATAGCGTTATGGCTTTCTGGGTGCCTACCAATGACCCATGCAAGAAAGAAAATACATAGAGTTGACTTACCTACTCGTGGTGGAAGCGAAATTCCAAGAAACTCAATTTTTCTATCTTCCAAATCCTGCAAATCTTGAACTACAATTCCAAGAGTTTTCTTTCTCGGCTCATAGAATCGCTTTTCCGGTCTGCGGTTCTTCTCCATGTAAAACAGGAATGATTCAAAATGGTACGGCGCTTCCGCTTTTAAAGTTCGCCAATACAATTCGTCCATCTGTAAGACTTCAATACTATTCTGAATCGCCCACCTGCAGCATTCCTTGATGTATGAAGTGACTTTCAGTGCCCATTCTGTGTCACTTTCATTTTCAAATGCCATCCTTGCTACATCCAGGAGGTCAAACAGTGACCGGTATTCTATTCCATGTTGTTTTATGTAATTTTTAATATCATCAGCGGTTGCCCGCGTCTGTTCTGAAACCAAAAAAGAGAGCCTCCTTTCCTCAAATTTTGGAAATTTGGCTCTCTGCGTAGGCACTCTACGGCTGGTGCTCTTTTTATTTATTCACTTGCTTTAAAATTGTATACTGGCTTGATGATTGCCAGAACATCGACTGTGTCTTTGATATTCTCAACAATTTCATCTAATGTCTTATATACCATTGGAGCTTCATCTATTGTAGATTGATTGACGGAAGTTGTATATATTCCATCCATTGACCTTTCAAACGCTTCCAACGATACTAATTCCTTAGCTTTTGTCCGGCTCATTACTCTACCAGCTCCATGAGGTGCGGATTGGTTCCAATCCTCATTTCCTTTTCCGGTACCAATAATGCAACCATCTCGCATATTGATTGGAATAAGTACCTTTTCGCCTAATTTGGCAGAAATAGCGCCTTTGCGGACAATATTTGAATCATGGTCGATATAATTGTGAATACATTCAAAGTAATCAGGCATATCCGCATTAACTCCCCATCCCATGTGATTGCATATAATCTGTGCAATCATCACACGATTGAAATAAGCGAACTTCTGACAAATCCTCATATCATGCAGATAATCTTCCCGATACTTACCCTCTAAATAGCACAAATCCTTTGGCAGTTTCTGATTAACCGCCTTGAATTTCCTGTGTAATTCTGCTATCGCACTTTGAATTTCAGATTTTCTTCCTGTGGCTTTATACTCTGCAATGATTTTTTCCTGCTCGTCATACAATTTATCCTTGCCGCTCATGAGTTCGTATGCAAGATTCTGATAATATTCAGCTACCTGCTTACCAAGATTGCGGCTTCCGGTATGGATTACAAGATATTTTTCCCCATCTTCAGCAACATCAATCTCGATAAAGTGATTTCCTCCACCCAAAGTACCGATAGAACGTTCAAGCCGTTTGGTATCTCTTAATTCGCGATAGCATTTCAAATCTTGCAACTCTGCAAACTTATAAACTCTGCCATCATGAACATTTCTTCCGCTTGGAACATAGGTGCGAATGACATTATCAAGTTTCTCAAAGTCAATATCCCCATGACCGATGCTCACGCAAAGCATACCGCATCCAATATCCACTCCAACAATGTTTGGAATAACCTTTTCTCCAAGGTCTGCAGTAAATCCAATAACACATCCCTTTCCTGCATGAACATCTGGCATGATGCGAACCTTACAGTCTTTGAATGCATCTTGCGCAAGTAATAATTCAATCTGGTCTACAGCTTCCTGTTCAACATTCTTCGTAAAGATTTTCAAATCACTCATTACTTCACCCCGATTCTATTGATTTCCCCGCATTTCGGGCATTTGATTTCAGCCTGTCCGTTGAATTTGCCTAACAGGCGGTTGCAAAAAATGCAACGTTCATCTTTTAATCTTTCAAACGGTTCCTGCATATATCTTACAGACGGATTGCGTCTGATTCTCTCAGCTACTTCTGCCATACTCATTTTTCCATCAACTTTCTGCCACAAATGGGGCAATAATTTATTTCAAACTGTCCGTCTCCATATTCATCTCAGCTGTTGTCAAAATGCAAGCTATAATTTCCACCAGAGGATTTTTTATCCTTGCATTCCCATATGTATAACCATTTTTTATCCTTTTCGCTTTTTCATTGCAAAAATCACACATTTCTCAACACCTCTTTCCAAAATATGATAAAATAAATTAAAAACAAAGGAGAAATTCATATGACACCAGCAGAATGGCATTCAACACTTTTTCAATTTATCGGTTTGATTTTATCAACTGCGACTTTTATTGGTTCAATAATTGCTATCTATTTCACATATCAAAACTTAAAAGAAATGCGAAAACAATTAGATGAACAAAAGAATCAGTATTTTGAGCAAAATAGGGGTAATGTAATATTTTACCTTTATCACGACACATTGTATTCAAAAGATTACATTGTACTTAAAAATTTTGGAAACTCACCAGCTATTATTGAATCAATAAGCACTACTCCAAAATTAACATGGAATTATACAGATAATCCAGATTTACAAAGTTCTGACATTGATAACTTAAAAAACACAATGCTTGCACCTGGACAGCACATAAAGACCATATATGACTTTGATTCGGCAAAAATAAAAAAATTTGATGTTTGCGTAAATTATGTTTCTTGCAATAAAAGTTTCACAGAAACATATTCCATTGATTTAGACTATACTAACCGAACAATGTATTTAGATTCTTCACCGAAAGACCCTATAGGTGCTATAAACAAAGTTGCAAAATCCATCGACTCTCTTTCTGATAAAATCATCTGACATCCAAGCCCATCTTAGTTGATGGGCTTTTTGTTGTACATTTATTTTACAACCACTATCAGATGTATAAAAGCATCGTAGACCGCCTGCAATACATCACTATTTTTTCAACGATTTACCCAATGGGTTGTGAAGCAAGGTATTCATCGTGAACCTAATCAGAACGGAAGGATTCGAACCTTCGCTTGCAAGTGTGCTACCAACAGTCATAAAAAGGAATTGAACCTCGATAACCCGCCGCTCTCCCGATTAAGCTACGTTCCGAAACCGCCATCAGACGGTTAGCAATAATATTTTTCGTGCCATGCATCGCACTATCCGGTTTGAAGCCTTTCACCGGCAACTCTTTTCATAGCTCAGGCACCGTGGGATAGGCACCCGAACTATCAAGTTTGACTGCTATATGGATTGCTCGTCAGCAAATTATGGAGTGACCATCACTCATCACCATATAGGCTTACGTCTAATACCGCTTTCTGCGGCAATAACCACCGGACGGTCTCGCACCGTCCTTAACAGAATCGTCCTAGTGGCTGAAAGGTATCTCTATGCCAAACAATGGTATATAACAACGCCGCCAGATAGAAAACAATCAAAAACTATCCGGCAATCAAAGTAAAAGGATTCGAACCTTTGAGTTTCTTTCTCCAGTTCCATTTTCTGTATGATTGAAAATTAACTGTACTTCGCACTTTTATTTCCAAATTAGCAACATGTTTAATACCAATAGCACAATTATTAAACTAACTCCATGTTTTGCTTCTGTGCCTTCTACCTTAGATGAAGCCAACAACGAAATCAGGAATAAATCTAAGATACTTACTATAATTTTTAAAATCATTCTCACAATCATCTTTATTTCTCCGGCATAAAAAATATTTTTGTACTGGTGCTTTCTTGATTCATCTGTATAAAAACTTCTTCTGCCTGTTTGCTGTCACGATAGCTACCTATCGATTCTCTGACATCATTCATATGTGCAAATATGTAACGTCCATTTCTGCAAAATACAGTTCTGTCGAAATCAAAAGAAGAATCTTTACTCTGTGAAACAACTATCATCTTTTAATCACTCTCCATTTTTCATTCATCTTCAAAGCTATGTTCTCTTTTAAATTCTTCCATCTCTTTTACACTCATACCAATTATTCCCGCTGATTCGTCAGAACCGGTATGCTGAAAGAAATCTCCTTCCTGTAGAAACATGAACCGGAACATTGCATAATTTGCAACATCGCACAGATATTCAAGATTCCCAGTTTCTTCGAATTTGGCAAGGCATTTTTTCAAACTTCCAATCGCATCAACGTTTCCGGTTGCAAAATTCAAATGTGCAGGTCCGTATTTATAATAGCTCTGCTCAATTAATCCTTTACGTTTTTCATCGAATGCCTTGGAATACTCTGTTTTCATGATTACTTCATTCATCTTTGTTCTCCCATTCCTCGCAACTATGTTTATACTCTACAAAGCAGCCATCATACTCACTTTCTATGTTTGAACATTCATAACCATCTGTTTTATCATAATTTGCATACTTGCAAGTACCACAGCACTGTTTGCATTCTGGCATATCAATTCTCCTCTTCTTTCTCAATTCCAATCAAACGATTCAGCATAAGTTCTGCTGCTTCTCTGAAATCATCGTAGCCAATATCAAGCTGATCTCCGGTGGTTTCTCTGCTATTCCAGAAGTTATCATCTAATGCACTTAGCATACTTTTCAGGAAAGTGCTGCGTAAATCTCTGTTTGCAATCAATTCATTCTGCAGAACAGCCACAGCCTGTTGAACTGTTTCTGGTGTGAATCGGAATCTAATGTCTCCGCTCATGTCTATATCCGGTATTCCCATGGTTTCAAAAGTAAACATCGGAACCTCGTCAACTGCAACTCGAAAATCAACGCTTTTAACACGTTCAATCTTCTTACCGTCTATATAATACTCAGTTCCAATCCAACCTTCATTTGGATTTACAACCTTAACTCTTTGAATCGGATTATCCATATCTCATGCGCTCCTTTAAAGCTCTTTTTGTTTTTGAAAAAATTTTTGAAATCGTTATCGAATGTAACTTTTGAATTTTTATCTGATGTGGAAAATTGAATTCAGAAAACTCCGTTGACGTAAAATATACCGCTCAACAGTTTATTATTTATTGTTATTGGGGGTTCTGATAAAACCCCAGCATGTTTAAAACATTTAGCAGTACGATTATTGCAGATAACACATCTAAGATTATTCGCGTCTTTATACTGCTTAAGGATTGCTTGAAATTCTTCATCCGTAGATGTTCTATAGTGGTTCAGTTGTCAAGACAAAAATCTAA